CACTAATATAAGTAGAAGCATTTGCAGCAACAACACCTGAAGCAGCACCGATCAATTTTACTAATCCGTCAAACTTATTTAAGTTTACGTTTACACTTGAAGTATCACCCTGCCATAAAGCAGTTTCTAATTGAGCAGCAATAGTCTTCGCTTTCTTATCAGCAAACTCTTGCTCAAAAGGAATAGAATCATACATTGATCCTGTAGGTAATGCTTTTTGTAAATACTTCGCTTCTAAGTCTTTAGGACAAAGTGCTTCGTTTACTTTAATCTTACCAACTGTTACTGTTCTTTGAGTAAAAGTTGTTGAACCAGATGCAGTAAATCCGCAAGATCCACCTGCTTGGAAGATTGCGTCTGTGTCCATAATGTTAATCGTTTCCGCTGACTTTACGCCAACCATAACGTTACCTGCGCTCTTAATTAAAGATGCAGTCTTTGCGCCTAATACAGAATCAGTTACCAATAAGGCTTCATTTTGCTCTGTGTATGCGGCTAATGCGTCTACGTTAAATGCCATTTTTATTAATTTTTAGTGTTTAAAATTGCTTGTCTATATTTCTCTAATCTTTGACCTTTAATATCACTTGTATTTACAAATGAATTAAAACTATTTGGCTTTTGAATTGGATCTTCGCTTGGAGTATTTGAAAGTGCTTCGATTAATTCAGCTACTTGTGCAAATCCTTGCTTAACTTTATTTTCTAATTCCAAAACTTTTACATCAGATGCGTTTTTAGCTTCAACTAATTCGGCAATTTTTGCTTCAAATTGTTCTGCCATTTCAGCCATCTTTTTGTCTTCTTCTTTTTTAGCTTCAACCTCTGTATCTACTTCGGGTGTTGCTACTACTTCTTTACTTTCGATTTCAACGATAATTCCGTTTTCATCTAAGGTAATTTCTGTGCCGTCCATTAATTCGTGATCCCCTGCAGGTGCAGGCTGACCTTCGATAGTAACAGAACCGCCAATTTCCAAAGCTGAAATCTCAACCTTAGTTCCGTCCATTAAAGAATATTCAGCCATTTCAACTTTAGTTTCATCAACCTTAGTTTCTTCAGCTTGCACTTCCTCAACAGGCGCGGCGTTGTCCTCAAACAAAGCCTTAATTTTTAAAATTGCTTCCTGTGCGTTCATACTTTTTTTATTATATAGTTAAAAAATGAAATGTTTATCACTTAACTTGTGACAATATTTTTTTAATAGTATCCACCATTGATGCAACCTTATTAACCTCTTTAGGTTTGTAGTTAAATAACCCTTCAACGCTGAACCCCATAATATCACCATTCTTTACCTTAGCCCACGCATCTTCATTATCTACGATCATTGAACCAAACCAACTTCCAACAGGTGCATCTTCAAACCCTTTCATTGGCATAATACCACGCGAAGGATCAGAAATGAAACTCTCGAATAATGTAACTCCTTCAAATTGTGCGTTTGAATTATGCATTAAATTGACGTTGCTTTGGAATCCTTTTTTGAAAAACTTTTGTACAATTTTAAGAATAGTATCAGCACTAAAAGCCACATAGTAGTCGCCATAAGTAGCGTCAGACCTAAAAATAGGCGTATCAGCCAACATAATAGCGCCCGAAATAATACGACGATCTTCATTTGTAACTTCAAATTTTTGACTTTTATTAAATGCGTTCCAATTCTTTTGAATTGCAGGTCGATCTACCAATGCAATAAAGTCGACTTGTGAATCGTCTTCAATATTCTCGGTAATATCTAACATATATATTGGTAATTCTGTATTCATATCCTTAAATAGTTTTTATTTATATATTTATCATTTATTCAAATCTTGCTCTATTCTGTATTTCACTTTCTCTTTGCTGCGCGTCTTCAATATCACTTTGAACTACATAAGCGCGAACAGTTCCACCCCCACCGCCATTACCACCACCACCTGTATTTCCACCCCCACCGCCACCGCCGGTATTTGGTGGAGTGCCACCGCCTGTAGTTGGCATTGATCCACCGCTTCCGCTACCACCACCGGTATTTGGTGGCGTTCCACCACCGCCCGTATCAGGAACAGGAACAGAATCACCTTGTGAATTAATTTCTTGAATTGCATTTTTAGTTTGCAATACAACCGCAGCCGTACTTAATGCTGCACTAATAGTATTAATTGCAGTCCAAGGCAAACCACCTGTAATCCAAAATGTTGCGACCGCCTTTGCATTTGCAATAGCATTATTAGCCCAAATCATTGCAACTGCTGCTGCTTTCTCAATAATTAATCCGGCAATAACAGTTGACTTATTTTTTTTATTTACTTGTTGTAATAAACTACCAAATTGTTGAACTACTTGTAATTTTGCTATTTCAATTTCTTTTTTAGCAACATAAGCCTGTAATTCAATATTTTTCATATTGGCATTATGTTCTTTATTTATTCTTTCAATTTCCTTAGCATTACCTTTGGCATTATTTATTTTTAATTTATATGCAGCTTCTTCAATTTCAATAGAATTTTTTACCCACGCTTCAGATCCAACTATTAATGCTTTTTGCTGCGCTTGTAAAATATCTAATTCTTCTTCTAACCCTTTCTTTACAATTTCATTTTTACTTTTTTGTGCTTCAGCTTCAGATGCATCAATTAAATCCTTTTTAATTTTAGCCTGTTCTTCTTGTGATAATTTTATAAATTCTTTATCTTCTTCTAATTCTTTTATATTTTTTTCAAGTTCAGCTAATCTTTCTGCTTCTGCTCTTTCATTATCATCTTTAATTGCAGCAATTCTAATGTCTTTAATTTTCTCATTAAATGCATCAAGATTATCTTGTTCTTCTTCTTGCTTTTTATCCCTATCTTCTTTTGCCTTTTTTTCTAATTCAATTTTTTCAGCTTCATATGCTTCATTATTAAGTTTAATTAATTCATCTTTAACTTTTTGGCTTACTTTTAATTGCTCTATTTCTGCATCCTTAGCAGTCTTATCAATTTCTAATTGTTTTAATGCTTTATCATTTTCATCTGCAAGTAATGCTTTATTCTTTTCATTCTGCAAATCAATAAGCATTTTATTTGCCGTCTTAGTATCTTCTTCAACTTTTTTATTAGCTTCATCACGATCCTTTTGTGATTTCTCATTTGTCTTTTTAGTTTCTTCTGCGCTTTTCTTATTATAGTCAGCAGTTAAAACTAATTTCTCGTTATTTAAATCTTTCCATTTTTTAGCATCTTCACCATATAGCTTTCCACTCGCATCAACTTTTGTTTTTAATACGGCTAAATCATTATTAATTAATTCGGTTCTTTTCTTATAAATTTCTGATTCTTGCCCACCCTGTGCAGATAATAATTTAATATCCCTTTCAATCTGCTCATTTCTTAATTTAGATGAAGCGGTTAAACTTTCTATATTTCTTTTAGCTTGACTTGTAATACCAACAAAGTCTGTAAATTGTTCTACTAATGAACCAACGCTTTTAGCAAATGCACCAAATGGACTTTTTTTAATCCAATCAGAAATAGCGTCGAAATTAGCAATTACAGATCCTAATAAAACCACTAATGCACCGATTCCTGTTGCTACTATTGCACCTTTTAAAACTTTAAATCCAACGCTTGTTTCTACAACCGCAATTCCAAACGCTTTTTGAATAACCGCAGCCGTTTTAGTAGCTGCATTATTTAAGTTCATATACGTTGTACTTGCTCGTATCTGTGTACCTAAGTTTGTAAAGCTATCGATCGAATCACCTAATGCGTTTAAGCCCTGTGATAAAGCCATTGCCGCATTTACTTTTAATAAAGCCGCTTCTACGTTTTTATTCTCTTTACCAAATAAAGCCATTGCACCCTGTAAGGCACTAAATCCACCCGCTACTCCGGACAATGCACCCGCAACCGCTTTAAACTTTGCATCCGGATTAAAGGCATCTGTTAAAGCCTTAGCATCACCGATACGATCTTTTAATTCAGCCGCACGTTTAGCAGCATTGATTGCTTCCTTTGATGTAGCACCAAATTTATCAGCCATAATAGCAACGTTTGCGGTTGCTTCTTTTAGCTGCGTTCTTAAACTCTTTACCGAATCATCTGTTGCCTCAAATGCTTTGTCTAATTTTTGAACTTCTGCGGTTGCCTGCGCGGCGTCGGTGGTTACCTTTATACCAATTATTTCGTCTGCCATTAATTCGTGTTTATTACTTTTAATAAATTAACCTGTGTAGTTTTATACTCCATAGGATTATATCCGTCTACCTTATTAAGCCTAAATAAAATTCCATTGATCCATACATATTTACTAAAATCTAAATTGTAAATATCTAACTCATTTAAATAAACTTTACAACTTAATAACTTACTTTCCATATCTGTAATTTCTAAAAGATATGGCTTATGATATGTATTAAATAGATTATTAGTTGGATATGTAGTTGCAGGAAATTGTAATTCCTTAGGTGCGCCAAAGTTTATATCAATTGTAGGATTTGCAGGATCATCTAAGTGTCCCGCATATCCGTATGAAGTTAAAGTTGCTAAAATAGAACCACCACCACCGCCGCCTGAATCACTTCTTATATGCCAACTTGATACACCTGTGATTTTCTTAGCCATCAAAATACGAATAACGCTATCCATTGGATCTTCTTGTGTATTATTATTTGATAGTTTATAAATTTCACTATGATATTTATCTTGACCTGTATGCAATCTTAATACAGAAGGCGCAAATATAATCTGCGTTGATGCTGTTTCTTTTACGAAATCAAATTCAGAATCATAAATAAAATCCCCGTATGATTGACCATATTTTTTTAAATAGTTGTCATTATAATAATCGGAATCAGTGCTATATCTATAAGCGTAATATCTTGCATTTAATTGCGACATTGGTTTAATAGATATACTTGCATTCATATCTATTTTTTGCGACCAATCTAAACTATTAGTAACGGCATCTGAATAGAAGTCAATATATGGCGCTATGTTTATTTGTTTCTCATTTATATTATCCTGATAAACGTACAAATTAAACATTTTACAAACAGACAAAAAGAAATCCTTTTGGAATATACCTTTTGGCAAGTTATCATTTATTGATATTGTACCATTATAAACAACGCTTGCTAACTGCGCAGCTAATTGGTTAAAAGTAAAGTTTGCACTTGATACGCTTACAATATAAGTATTAGCCGTTACAGGAACGCTTATTTCTATTCTAACTTGGTTTGTATTAGATATATTACCCGTCCAATCTAAGTTAAAAGTAAAAGGATTGTTTGCAGAAATTGTTGTTTGCGTTAATGTTTGAACCGCTACGCCTGCAACGTATAAGGTCGCATTAATAGATGAAGCCGCATCCGTTTGATAAACACCGGTTATTGAAGCCATTGCTCTAACCGTCTTTGTGCCATCAGTATAAGTAAATATGCTCTTACTTCCATTTTCCGTAAAGTAAAGTAAAGTCGTATTATCAAAAGGTATATCAATGTTTCGTGCCGTTGGGGTATTACTATTTAATATTGTTTTTGTTGCACTAATTGTGCCTAAAATAAACCTGTCATTTGTTCCCTGAATACCTTGCGCATTATTAGGGATTATTAATTTTTTAAAAAAATCAGTATTAAAGAAATCACAATTTAAAGTATAAGAAGTCCCTTCAAATATTTTTTCAATATATTGCTTTACATAAAGCGCAGGTCTAAAAGCTGAAACGTGGAAGTCATCTTTATTTGTTGATACGTCTCCATAATCAATTAAAGGATAATAATAACCCGATCCTGTAATACTATTCCAACTATTTTGAATTGAAGTTACATTCCAAGTATGGTTATATTCGCTGAAGTCTAAATCCTCTAAACGCTTGTTTCCTAACTCTGTAATAAATCCACCTAATTCTCCAAATACGGCGCACTGATATTGAATGACATTATTATTGATCACTATTTCAAGCATACGAATAACGCCCTTAAATATTTGTATCTTATCAATATAAACCTCGCACTTTGCAGCCTGTGAAGGCGTAAAGTTTGTATTTACATTAGGCAAATCCATATTATGTTCGCTTGCCATTCCTAAGTCAAAAGCAAACCCTAATATTTTATTGTTCTTAGCGGTTGCCGGTATTGTAATTGTTTTACTAAATGATGTATTGCGACTTCCAAAATCACGGACGTCATCAATAGTATAAGTAAAGTCTGCACTAATATCCTGCAATAAATCAATTAATTGATCTTCGACATATATTTCAGTTCTTATCATTATCTATATTGACTATTTAAATATTTACCAACTTCTATTTCTAAATCAAAATTAAATAACCCGTCTGCTATTTGATATTTATATTGATAGTTTGTATTCCTTATTGTGATAGGGAAAAACGCACCTTGCACTTCCATATAAACTATTGGCGAAGCTACTAATTGAGCAAGCCACGCATAGTCTTGATCATCAAGCCAATCAGCCGTTAGATTATAATAATCCGAATGCTGAATAGCAAAGTTATACGTTGTTTCATTATACTTATTGTAAGTATCTATATTGGTCATTTGACCATTTGATAATTGATAAGGATTTCGTCTGTATGAAGTCCTTTGAAATTCAGATCTTCGCCTATTGACAAGCCTGAATGCCATTGTATCATATCCCCCAAGTCGGTTAAGAAAGTGAAGGTTATATTGTCTGTACTTAGGGTTACATACTTGCCTGAATCGTAATACCCTTGTAACGGCTGCACCAAGCGTAATATAAACATTGTATCCATAAGTTGATTGTGTAATAATATCAGATCCTGCCCACGTATTAATTGCCGCAGCTTGAAAATTAAATAAATTAAATTCTCCTGCCATAGTTAAACCGCCACTAACCGCAGTTCCAAAAGTCCCGTCTTCATTCGTAGGTTGCACCCAAAGTTTATATGCGCCGCCTGTAATTTTTAAGAATGTAATAAAGAATTGATCCCCGTATTCAATCGTAATATCTGAATTGTCGCGGTCGCTTAACCAATCGTCTGTATAATTTTCAATCAATAAATTATCATAGTAATTTGATAGCACCAAAGGAACGTTTCCATTCTCTGTAAATATATCACCGAATAAAGGTGAATAATAATTATAAGCCGAATAACTCCCTGAAGCTAAGTTAGTTACAACCGCACCGCTAACTTCTTCACCTATCCTTACTTGATAGTCTACTTTTATTTTATTATTAGAAGCTACTAATACGCTGCCACCTGAAGGTTCAAAGTAATTAGTAACGTATGCGCGCACCATTGGCGAAGCGTTAAAAACTCCATAGCTACCTTCCGCACTTGGCGAAGGATATATTTTATTTCTACTAACCTGTGCGCCATCTATGTAAACGTCATAAACGAACTTAAAGTTTGTAACCCCTACGTTTGTAGATGAAGCCACAAACCAAAGGTCTTCGTGCATACTCGGATAAGTTGCCGGTGTACTATTTATTGTTATAGCCATTATTTTCCATTTTATTTCCTATTTGTCTAATTTGTATTTTCATATCCCCACCGAATGCCGTAGCCATTGCAGCAAAAAAGTCTTTATTAAAAACCGCCTTTATTGCATTATCAAAAAATGAAGTGGTCTTTAAACCATCCCTTTTTATAGCAGCCGCAGTCATATAAGATATTTGCATCAAAGTTAAAGGCTTTGGAACTACGTTCTTCAAACTTTTGTTTTTCTTTTCCATTTCGGTTAATGGATTTTTCTGTGTATCTGTTCTTGCCTTTGCCTTTCCTAACTTATACCATTCCATTATAGAAGTTGCCATTTTCTTATTTGGGAACGGCGTTTTATATTTATATGGCGTACTTGATTTGACACTTTTAGGCTTAGCATTTAAACCGCCAACGCCTTTAACCCCTTTATTTACGAACTTATAATAAACGGAAGCGGGATTATCTTTTTTATAACCTAAATACATTTCATAGTTATTCCCGAACTTATTCACTTTTGGAACGGCTAACTCACCAATCTTACCGGAAGCAATAGATCCGCTTATTTTTAATTGTTCTTTTATTTCATCATTAAATATCTTTCCGTAATATATGAACATCTGTTCAGCAACAGGAAAATCACTTGGATCAAACTGATCATATGTTTCCCCAATAGATTGTAAAAATCCATTAGCTAAGGATTCCGCCTGTGCTTTTGCTTCACTCATACCTTTAAATAGGTAAAAGCCTTTTAAATACCGCACAAAAAACCCCCGCCATAGAAATAGCAGGGGATCACTTTATGTCAAAACTCCTTATTTTAATCTTTTCATTTCCTCACGATCATATGAATTTTTTGCCTTCATATAAGCCATAGCGTTTAAAAACTCTATTGTCTTCATTTCAAATACTTCTTTAATTCTAATATTTTCTTGGGCGGCAACAAGATAACAGGTGTAGTGCCATCCATAGATTCGGATAAAAGATCCACCACCATAGCCGCTTGTTTCTTCGTCATCCCCGCCTTCGTTATTTCCGCCATCATATAATCCCGTGAAACTTCGATCCAATTTTTGAAGACTTGATAAAAAAAAACAAGCGAATGATAAATATGAACAAAGTTAGCTTCTTGCATATCGGCTGCATATTCCTCGTGCTTGCTCGCATCATAGTCTTGATCCACCCATTTGCCTAACCAATTACGTTTCTGTGGGATCACCATAGAAGCTGCTATTTTATGAAGGTTAGCCAATGTATCTTTGCTAAATACTTTGCTTTCTATATACCTTGCTGAAGGCATATTTTTAATATCATAATTAATCCGATAGCGCTTGCCATTTGTTACTATATAATTTACAGGCTTGCCATCAATAGGTTCGCTTAAAAAAGCTAATTCTTTGCGCAGTTCTTTTAATGCAGTTAATGAAAGGCTATCTATTTGGTATTCTGTAAGCCCTGTTACAATGCAAAGTTGTTTAACTTCTGCATCTAATTCAGTCCAATCTTTGTCAGGATTGGTTATTGTAGGCATCAATTGCTGATATTGCCAAAGCGTTAGTTCATTCCATTTCATAACACGAAGTTAAATATATTTCTTCAATATCTGTGTCCTTTTCTAAGATTTCATCAATCTTATTCAATACGTCAGCGCAGTTAAAAGGTTGCCCTGTTTTACATTGCTGATCCACCCAATCCCTAAGTTCAATTAATTCTTTCATAAAAATTTTTTTAATCCGTTAGCGCTTGACATTATTGCCTCTGATCTTTGCGTTAGGCTTTCAATTTGACTTTCTAATTCTGACCGATCCTTTGTAACATAATAGCCGTTTGACGTACCCATAACAGGAAGGATACTTTCAGCCCTAATAAAGTTAATTATTTTTCTTAAACGTGGTTCAGAAAATAATTTAATCCCGTACTTATCCTTTTGGCTATTGATTGCGCTGACTATTTCCGCGCCTTTAATCGGGTTTTCTTTTGTCCTTGTACTTAATCCGCGAATAATCAAAGGAACAAGTTTCTTTTCGTCCTCTGTCATTTCCTTTGTAATTTCTTCAAAATTTTTAATCATACTATTAATTTAAAAATACCCCCGCCCTTGACATACCTAAACACCCCTGTTTAAAATGATTGTTGAATTTGGACGGGGATAATCTTTTATGAATTTACTTCTTTTTTCTGAATTTCCCTTTTTAGATCCCTTATTTCTTTTTCCTTTAATCCGATTTCCTTTTCTAATTTCAATATTTTCTCTATAAGACATTCATTTTCAATTCTTAATAAATATTCCTGTCCCATTAGATAGTTATTCTTTGTCATAAAATAGATTTAAAAATGCCGCCCAAAGTTACCCAAATTACTACCTTTGTTTTTTTAATATTAAAAAATCCTTCAGGCGGCGTGCGTTTATAATTTGTTTAGTTTATCCTGTTCGATCTTAGTGTCTGTATCCTCGTCATCATCTTCGTCTTCTTCTTCCCAATCACAATGTTCTAAGCAATCAGGGCAAATATCTATTTCGTCAAAGTTAGTGTGCGCACCGCAACAAGTTGAATATGGCATAAATTATAGATTTTCGATTAAAGCCGTTAATAATAAAGCGCCGCCCATTATATACCAAAACCATTTTCCGCTTAGGCTTTCCGCTTTGTATTGCTCGTTTCTTTTTTCCTGTAATGTTTTCAATCTGTTCATAAAGTTAATTTTAAAAGTGCGTTGGGCAGTCGCACCCCTGCGGGGATTAATTATGAATATATGGTTTATTAAATTCTCCGATCTTGATATTTACATAAAAGTCAGGTTGCGTTCCGTAGTCGCCTGTTTCTCTATATGTAATTCCTTCGCTTGCTATTGTATTAATAACATTTAATACATTTTTTTTAACTCCTTCAGGTTGCTCGCTAATATAATAAATATTTACATTCTCGTAACCTTGTTCAGTTAGCTTTGCCGGTCCGGATAAGATTTGAATGCTTACTCCGTTGTAATGTCTTTTAGTTACTGAAAATTTGTACGCAGGTAAAGCGTTTTTCAATTCGTTTCTGATTGTTCTTACTCTTTCGGTTGTAGTTTTCATAAAGTGTTTTTTTGTTTTGTTATACAAATATACATCTTTTGTTCATATTCTACACATTTTATACAATTATTTTTAAAAATAATCATAAAACATTCATTTACAATAGATTATAAAGCTAAAAAATATTAAAAAAATGTAGTTTTTAGGCTAAAAAGCCGTTTATCAATCAAAAATGATCCGTTTATCGGTCATATTCGGCTCAAATATTGCCCTTTAGTGATCCTTTTATGATCGATTAAGCAAAGGCGTAACGCCCTGATCCTCTTTTAAGATTATGATTTTGCCACGCTAAAGCTAAAGCCATCACGCAATCGTCGTGGAATCCTGAAGGCGCTGAATAGCGAACGCCATTCGCGGTGAATTGATATTCAAAGACGTCAAGTTCATCAACTATAACTCCATCCGGATAACTTATTTTGCCCTGTTGAATTGCCTGCGCTAAGCCTTCCATAAGTTGCTGCTTAGATTGACTTGTAAATTTTAAACCTTCTATATTTACACCTTCTCTTATTAGATCTTCGAGGATAGGATCACCAACTCCCGTGCTATCTGCTAATATAGGCGCAATAGGAAGCCTTTTAATTGTTGCCTTAGTATTATGCCAATCCATTTGAAAGCGGTCAAAATAAGCCACGCAGCCATCTTTATCAAGCCCTATGATAACGGTGAAGTCAACAGACTTAGCCAAATCAATTCCATAGGATACAATCTGTTGCGAAGATACCGGTTTAATGCAGCGCCTAATAAATGCGTTGCCAAATGGGTTAGCGCTATTTTCTGCGGGGTTAGCCATATATTCCTGCTCGAATACAACTTCCGGTAATTGCATTTTTGCCTCGTCTATTTCCTTTCTGTTTATATATGGATTGTCATAGGTAGTAAATTTAAAACTTTTCCAATCATTCTCACCTTCTTTCATAAACATTGAATAAAAGAAATTCTTTCCTCTCGGCGTGGATAAGAAAACCGCCTTACCTTCATAATCTGTAAGCGTTGGTCGAATGCTATTTTGCCATCCGCTTTCAAGATCAGGTATAAAAGCAGCCTCGTCTATTATTACTAAATTGAACTTTCGCCCTCTTAAATTGTCAAGCCTTTCGCCTGTAAAAAATTCAATAGATCCATTATTAGGACAATAGATCTTTAGGTTCGATATGTTATTCTTAAAAGGTATTGCTGAAGTTAGCTTTTCAAAAAAGGTTTTTGCTAACTTATACGTTGGTGTAATATAGGCAACTTGCCCGCCTGTAATTGCTTCTTTGATTCCTATGATCTGTGATATTTCTGACTTACCAAATCGACGCCCGCACATTACGACAATAAACCGCTTTTCGCATTCTAATATCTTTTTTTGATTGATATGTGGGTTTGGTAATTCTATGCGCATATTTATTTATTACAAAAAACAATAAATTATTAAAGAAGCATATAAAATTAAACAATTTTTGTCTATATCTGTAAAATAAGAAACCCCAAAAAATATGTAAATAAAATTATTTATTATTTTGTTTTTCATTTGGTTTGTTTACAGAATTGTTTTGCCGTCAACAAATACAACTTCAATTCGTGAATCCTGTTGTACGTCAACCTGTTCTTTTGGCTTGCCATAAACGCGGCTTAATAAAGTATCTAAGCTATAAAGGCTGCCCTTAATTAAACTTTTATTCATAGCGCCTGCAATTGTCTTTTCAAGTATTGTGGCTTTTGGGTTATCGTAAACTTCTTTTAATTCGGTTGTATTCATTGACATCATTACTTGAATCGTGTCATTTATTTCGCTTAGCTTATACCCTTGCTCTTTTAGAAGGGTTACATATTTACGCGGACGCCCGTTTGGGTTTCTTATTTCGCCTTTTTGAACCGGTATTAAATTCTGCTCGTTTGCCATATTCTCTTATTTCCTTCTTTGTTATTTTGAGCGGCAGGGTGGTATTGCACCCCTTCTTTAGTCTGGAAGACTAACGCATTACTTTTATGCTTCTGCCGCTTGTTGTCTTTCTGCCAAAGTTACTTTATTTCCTTTATACATCCCCGCACCAAGTTCATCTATCTTAGAAAATGGAATTACAGGAACTGCTATTTTACAGGTTTTGTCAATCAAATAAATATACCTAAGCTGAAAGCCTTTAATTTTTTGCCACCCAATATGCTCTGTATCCAAATATTTTTTCCAATTCCCGTACTTATTCATTATAGTTTTACTTGACTTTATAGTCATAGAATGAATCTTTTTTCCATTAGGCAACAGAAATAGATCACTATTTTCTTTTATTAAAGTCAAATTAAACCCGCTTGCCCTGTATATAGTTCCATCCCCGCAATCACATCCATCTGAATAAGATAAAATCCACTTTATATTAGGTGCATTTTTTTTAATTAGCTTTATACTAATTGCAATGCATCTGCTTTCACTATACTTTGGCAAATATTCATCAAATGCCATTCTATTTAATTCTAAATAATCGTGCCAATTTGTATTTTCAACTAAGCCAATTGTTTTGCTTTTATCTAAACTTGATCCATAGCTAAGAACCCCGTGTAATTTTTCATCTAAAAAGCACCCAAAATGTAACTTACTATTAGGCACTACCTTGCCTGAATAATGATTAATTTTAATAAATTCATTAGCAATCTTGCTCGGTATAACCTTAACAATTATTTCCTTTGCTCTGCCCATTGCATTACGATTAAATATAAAGCGTTACCATTTGAATTTTCATTGCCCATTGTTTCAGCGTATTTATATTCCTCTGTTCTTTTGATTTCCTCAATAGCATTTTTTATCTGCTCTGCCTGTTCATCTGCCAAAGTGAAAGTCATTTGTTGAAATGGCGACTTATCCCCGTTCGGTAAACTAAAATCTTCACCCAAGTCTTCAACATTACTAAACCCGATTATATCAACTCCCCAATCTGTAAGTTCTTCAGAATCCCAATTATTAGCCAAATCTGACCAATCCCATTCACCGAAACTTGCATTGTCTTTTACTATAAATTGTTTTTGCTGATCCTCTGTCCAATCAACTATTTCAATTGCAACCTCTGTATGACCTGCTTCTTTAATTGCTTTTAGACGCATATTCCCACCAAGTACAACCATATCTTTATTAACTACAATAGGGCGGACGTTTAACATATCAGGAAATTCCTGTATTGACTTTACAAGTTTTCTAAACTTATCGTCTTTAATTAAACGGGGATTGTTCGGGTTAGGTTTAACTTCCGCAATCTTTACTTTTTTTATCATAGGTTTTTTATTTACCTGCCCTGACCTCTATATGCTTTCGGTTTTGGGCTATGTTTATTAAAGGATTTCTTAGCGTGTCCGCATTTCCTTTTACCAAAGTTAACCTTTTTTGAATCACTTTTAACCTTTGCCATTTATTTTTTTATTATGGATTTCTTTTAAATAATCATAGTGCGTCTTTGTATCACCCATTACAACGTGGCATTGTCTACATAATGCCTGCAAATTTTCAATCGTATCTGCCTTTTTAGATCCGCCCATTCCCCTTGCGTCTATGTGGTGAATATCCACCGCTTTCTGTCCGCAAACCTCACAAGGTATAAAATCCTCTATTCCATAATCAAAATAATCAAGATATATTTTAACGTGCTTTTTCATTATCAATTTGTTCAAGTTTCTTTTGCGCCCAAGCAACGCCTTCATCACCACCCCAAGCCAACCACATCAAAGCGCCGCAATCCTTTTTAGGATCACCTTTTGAATTTTCTCTATGCCTTTCAAAAGATGACATCCTTGCAATCGTGTCCCTTGTAATATTTTCACCCTTCGCTAATTGATTTGCACGCGCCCATCCAACAGGCGTTCCGCATTTACGATCATATTGTTCTCTTATATTGATTGCTCTTTGTGCGTTTACTCTTGCTGCCTGTGGGTAATCATTATAACTATCCACCATTGAAACCCTTATTGCAGCCCATACGCTTTGCGCCTTTTCTTCGGTTTCATAGATGCAAGCACCTGATCCTATTCTATATTTCCCGTTTGAACATTTAATTACCGGCATTGTCTATCAATTTACTATAAATAGCAAACCTGTGCTTATTTACTTCGTGCAAATTAAAGTTCTTATTGCAATAATCGTACAAGGCGTTCCCGTAATGCTCGCGCGCTTGCCTATCATTGACTAACATCTTGATCCAATAATACCAATCTTTTTGACTATTGACGTGGCAGGCGGGATAAAATCCCTTGTACGGATGCACGTTGCTAACTATTGCAGGATTCTTTTTTGATGCCGTTTCTAATACCTTCAAATTAGACTTCATTGAATTAAACTTAGAATCGATTAAAGGAATTAGACTTATATCAGAATCACAATAAGCCGCCATATATTCCGTAACTTGATTATAGTTATAAATTGTAGGATTTAATTTTAAGCCATTTGTGAAGGCTGCAATCATTCCGTCCCAAATAGGTTTCTCTTGTTCATTATACCCTGCTATGATTGTACGAACGGGGAAATTAATTCTCTTCATTGGATTGCGTAATATTTCCAAATCCTTTCCGTGCGTTCCTGATCCTGACCAAAATAGCCTAATTAGATCCGAATGCTTTTTATCTAAAAGGAATTGTTCCTCGCCGTATGGAATTGCATTCGGAACTATTTCCACGTTTTGATTGTATTGATATATTTCCTCTGCTAATCTTTCGTGCGTACAGGTGCAAAGGTCTGCTATCTGTATCCAATTTATAATTTGTTGCGGCACGCTATTTAGAATATATCTTTCGTAAAGTATATGCGAAGCGTCTAAATGCCAATAGTCGTCATTATCAACTATTAATTTAAACCCGTACTTTTTTCGCCATTCGATCATTTGATCAGGTGTAATATTGGCAAGCATCCTGTTCAGGATCACAATATCATATTTCCCTTCAAAAGTTTCTTCGCTTATTGTATCCGTCATTAAGCAATAATCTTTTTTCATATTGACTATTGGCATAATGATCCTGTGATAAGCTACTCCACTTGTCTTGCTCGTAATTGCTAAAATTCGCATCTAAGGTTTTTTTCTGTATGGTAAATAGGTTGGTATTTTTCCCAAACCGCCTGCGCCCTTTGTAGGCTCGCGTCTTTCATTGCTCTATATTCTGTTCCATTACCAACGTCGTGACCAATATGCTCACTTTTTAGATCCGGCAAATAATAATTAGTAAAACCTGCTATGGTAGCCCTTTCTGCATAATCCCTGTCTTGCATTCCGTATGGATCATATTCTATATTATAACCGCCGATCGTATCAATCAACTCCCTTGTTAAAAAATTATTCCCAAATGGCGTATGCGTTTTATGTATTCCGTCAACTAATGGTGGTAAATTTTCTACGCAATGTATGCCAATAATGCCCGTTTTTGACACACGTTTTGAAAACATAACCCAATTTTGCAGCCAATTGGTGGGTAATAATATATCATTTGCTAATAAACAAACGCCGTCATATCCTCTTGTCATTCTTAGCCCTGCATTAACTCCCGCACCTATCCCTCTTTTATAACCTACATTGCAGTTTGTCCAATTGTATAATTCATAAGGTACTTGATCACTTCCATTGTCTACTAAAAAGCAATCGGCGTCATATCCTGAATTATGAAAATTCTGATCAATTACGCGCTTCGTTAAATCGTTTCTATTTAGGGTTAATAAGATTACGGCTATATTCATTTGTTCCTATTTTTCTTGCAGGCACGCCCGCGTATTTACTAAATTCTTCTGTTGCGCCTTTAATGAAAGCACTCGCACCGATCATACAACCGCGTTCTATTGTGGTAAATTGATGAAGCACCGCGTTTAATCCAATATTTGAATGTTTATCAATTATAGAATGACCACCTATCTTTGCACCGCAACTTATTGTAACATTATCATTTATTTTACAATCGTGTCCAATATGTGCGTGTTTCATTATAAAGCAATTATCCCCTATATATGTTATTTGTTCTGTACCTGCGTCAATGGTAACCAATCCTGTTATTATATTGTTATTCCCAATCAATACTTTTCCTAATTGTTTATTCCAATACTTTTTATGTTCTGCCTGATCACCTATAATACAATAAGCGCCAATATAATTATTGTCGCCTAAGATAACATTGTCGCCAATGATAGCGGTGGGGTGTATAAAATTAGCCATTGTTATTATTTTCAAACCAATTATATAATCTCATAATCATATCAAACTTGCAAGCGCCGCACCAAACTGATAAAATAAAGTTTGCGTCTAAATAAGTCCGATATATATGCTCGTACATTTTTAATTCATTCAGATCAAGGTTTCTAATATAACCATTCTTTGCACTTTCATAATTACTAATATTAGCAATTAGCCATTCTTTATGTTCTTGTTTTATTTCCATAAATAGTTCCACATTAATTTAGTTATTATTGGCGCTAAAAATCCCGCTATAAACATAGTCGAAGTTATATTTTGGATTAATTCAGGTAAGAAATAGTGTATTGGTGCAAGCCACGCAGCCAAACAACTTCCGCAATTAAAGGGCTTGAAATTGATTCCCCATTTATGGTGCAGGTTATGAATTTCAGTAAAAAATAATGATGCACAGATAGCAGTTAAAATTGATAAAATCATTTTCTAATATTTGTTTTCATTTGTTTTTTGGTTTTATTTATAGTTCTAACTAATGACATATAAGGGATTCCTGTTTTACGACTTAACTCTTTTGCGTTCTTTTTAAAGTCAATAGCGTAAAGTTTTAAAATCTCTTTATTATACCAATGCAGTCCTTCTAAATTCTTTTCAAGTTTATCAATTAGATCCATTTTATCATAATTAATAATTTCAAAATCCTTATCAACATCCACAAACTCAATATGATTTCTGTAATTTTTATAAAACGTACTTCGATCACTTTTAATCATATTAAGCATAATTCGTACTATATAGAATTTCAATTCATTCCTTTCGTACATCCCCTTTAATTTATCTTCATTCATTTCACAAAGAACTAAAAAAACTTCTGCCTTTAAATCATATTGTAATTCTTCAGGCTGCATCTTAGCAAACGCATCATTGACTTCTTTTAAGTCCCAATATTCTGCTAAAATTTCATTTTTGACCATTCTACTAATGTGGGTTTAGAATCGACTTCAGTACAAATATACACAATTCCGCCACATTCGTAAATATCTTTTAAACGATCCTTTTGTTCAAGGCTTAATTTATCACCTATCTTTTTAACTTCCACCGCTACATAAATACCTTTTTCGGTGTAGCCTTGCAGATCCGCCCACCCTTTTTGTATTGTTCCTTTACGTTTCCCAAATGGAATATTGTTCACCCTATTTAACCGCCAACCGATTAATTCAAGGTTTTTTTTCGCCCACTTTGTTAAATCGTTTGCTGATATATCCATAATTAAAATGCTTTTATAGTTCCTTCTTTAATCCTATTTGCATATAAAGTCTGTGATGCTTTAGAACACTCTTTGCAATATGAATAATACCCGTCCATATTTCTTCTGTCTTTTCTAAACTTCTCCCAATCTAAGGTCTTTTTGCACTTGTTGCACTTTTTCATAAAATTCTTTTTTAAATAATAACCTATTCTTTTTTGTTTCCACTTCCGGATAATTTGCATAAAAGTCAATAAAATTGTCTGTATAGCAATACTTTGTAGTCCCGTAGTGCGTGTATTTAACTTGATAAATTTTCAAAATATTTGACTAATGCTAATTTTTTACATTGTGATTCAATATAATCCTCTTTTTTTATTTGCTTACTAAACTCCTTAGCTTCTAATGGATGCATTCTATTTAGCCTGTATAAGTTGTCTTCCCTTACTACCTTGATTGTTTCTAATATCTGATCCTGCGTAAATTTCAGCTTGCCTTGTTTTAATAGGATCATAAAAACTTTATCAGCATTAAATACTCGATTAAAGTCTTCCCGCTTCCCATTTAGCCATTCATTTTTTGTAAAGTCCACAATTTCCTCGTCTGTTAATTGCTTAACCGGTTCTTCGGGTGGCGGTGGTAAATTCTTTCTCACTTGATTTGCTTTTGTTTTATAGGCGTTCATAATTCCTGAAATATACTTAGGGCTAAACTTTTCATAATGTTCGATATTGCAATCAAACTTACCTTGCACCGCCATCTTGAAAGCTATTCTCATTTCCTGAATAGTGAAAAAAGGATAGGTCGTTCGTATATAATCTTCAATCACTTCTAATTCAACTTTATCCGGAAGGCGGGTTAATCCTATTAGGGTAAAAATATATGCTAAGTTTTCCCTAAGCGTTACAGGGCTAATAAGGTTTAATTTATCCCCTTTAAATGCTTCTATGATCGGAAGGTCAGCCTGCTCTATTAACCCAATTGGCAAGGTCTTCCATTCGCTTGCGGCTTGTGGCAGTTGGGTCAGTATTTTTTGAATTTCCATATTTATTTTTATTTTGTAACCAAGTATTTACTCGGCGTTTAATATCAAAAAACTTTTGTGCTTCATAGCGTAATTTACCGCTTTTTGATGGTTCTGTCCAATAATCAATAAATTCCTGATATGATTCACTTAATAAATTTTTAAAAGGTTCTATATTATTTATAAATATATCTTTATTTACACTTATAGTTTCAGTTTCAGTTTCCATATGCATAGGCATATGCTTAGCACTTGCTTCGCTTATGCTATCATTTTTAACTGATTTTGCGTTATTGCGCCTGCTTTCTGTAAATTTTGACCTTCTAATTGATTCATTATACATACGATCGTTAAGAAAAAACCCGTCAACCTGATCAAATTTTTCCCATATTTCGTTATCATATGCTTTGCATATGCTTAACATATCCTTTTCGGTTAGCTTTCCTTTTTGATGCTGAAGGCATAAAAGCCTGATATATTTACCGACTTGCTCGTCTGTCATTGTGAATGTACCACTTAAAAAATCGCTTGTATAAAATAGCACGGCGGGATCTTTTGACATAAATTAAAAAAGGATCGCAGGCTCACAGATAATGGTACTACCTGCTCGCCCTTGATCCAATATATTTAAACTACGTTGTACCATAACGTTTTCTTTATTCTTTTACAAAGTTACTAAAATTTTCAATTTCTTTCTCAATTTCATCAACTTTTTCTTTATACCATTCTTCGGTATCCATTAGATTTTCCGCAGTTTTTATGTTATAAATCACGGTTGTATGATCTCCCACTCCTATATGCTTAGCTATTTCATTAAGTGATAATTGAGTATATTTTTTAAGAATATAAGCCGCCGCCTTTCGTCCAAAAATTACGCTTTGGCTTCTGTTCTTAATTTGAATACTTGTATCAAAAACATCCTCAACTAATTCAACTAATCTATGCGGAAGGATACTTGTAGAAACTGAACCTATTGCAAGATCATCTGTTATTAATTTAGCTTTTACTAATTCTTTATGAAACATTCGTAAACTCTGCAATTGATCTTTGTAACATTGTATTAAATTGTTATTAAATTCCATAGCTTAAAATAAATCGTCATCTGTTAATGTTTTAGTTTCCTGTATTTGACCTGTTGGTGCTACATAATTGTCCTCATAAATCTTATAGTCAGGCTGCGAATTTTTATCCTTATAGGAATTAACCCACATATTATACCTTTGACCATTAATTGTAAATTTAATTACTTCTTT